ATATTGCCACCAAGTACAATCATATTTTCGTCTACAACAATAGGTCTTAACTCTAGCATTTCAGGAAAATCTTTAATAGATTTTACCAGCTTTTTAAACCTGTCGTCTTTTATAACTCTAGGGTTGCTTTCGTTTGGTTTGATCTCATTTATTTTTAATTGCTTTTTCATATTACTTTACATATTTTTTAAACAAACGTCTTTCAAGACTATTGTCAAGTCTTCTTTGTAATTCGTTTTTTATTATTTTTGTTATTCTTGTGTGTGCTACGTCAAACTTGTCTGTCATCTCTTTTAAGCTGTTAGCTTTAGGGTTTTTAAAATAATAATCAATTACTTTTTTAGCTAGTGCTTTTGGGTCTTTTGGTATTCTAGGTTTTGTTTTCATTTTATTTGTTTTTTAAACTTTTATAAGATTGTTCGCCTGTAAGTCTTTCTTTTGCTTTAGACCATAACTTATCGTTTTTATTCAAAGAAGCTTCAGTTCTAATTAAAGTTGGCATACCGTCTACAGGTTCGCTTGTCATATGTTTGTTGCAATCACACATAACATTCGCAACCCAGCCACCATTTTTGTAAATTATTTTAGCTTTACTGACTTCTTTTTCTTGTTGACCGCATTCGCACCTGTATAAAGTCATTTTGATAACCCGCCAGTTTTTGTCTTACTTTCACAATAAATTCGGTCAAGTTCAAAGTGCAAGTGATTAATTGCTTTTCGTATATCTTGTTCGGCTGGGTTGCCTTCTTTTTTGCCAGCACGAAGCAAGTAAGTGATAGCTACTCCAAGATTATAGTTGTCAGCTTGAAAGTCTTCGACAACTTTGCGAGCTTCTATCTTATAGGTTTTACCAATATAATAGCTGGGTATTTCTTTATTCATTTTTTATTTTTTTTAATTTTATAATACACATAACTTGCAAAAGGCGTTCCAAATATTAACGTCAATAAACTTGGGTGTGGTTCACCGCAAAGACCTGTAATATGTTTTAAAGCTTCAAGCATATTTTTTATATAGTTTTTTTATTCCTTGATAGCAAGACTGCAAACAAGAACCACAATTTGTAGTAACGCTATATTTAGTTGAAAAAATAGTATTATATATTTCAATCATCCTTCTTTTGACTTTTTGATTTTGTGCTTTGCCTGTTTTTATATATTGCCAAATGTCAATAACTTCTTCTATTATTTCTTGTGGCAAGTCTTCAGGTGTTTCAATTTCAGTTGTCTTTTGCCACTTCTTTTGACTGCATTCCATAGGTGCAAGACGTGCCTTGATTTTCATAAAACATCCGCAGTCCTTGCAAGTTCCCGTTGGTTTGAAATAAAAAACACAATCTTTACAAATAGATATTCTGTCTTGATATATTTCATTAGAAACAAAAAACTTATTCATTTAGATTCTTTTTTAAAATATACCTTACTTTGTCTATAGTGTTAAAAATACTATTGCGACTGATCTTAGTTTTTGCTGCTATACTATCAAGCGTGTTTTTGCCTTCGTCTTTGTAGTAATAGAGCTTGAATAATTCTCGGTCATACCAGTAAAGCTTGTCAAGCTCTTTGTCAATTTGCTCTAGCTTTTGCCAGTTAGATTCTGAATTGTCTTCAGCAATATTTGATAAACTTTTATAATAACCACTAGTATCGGAAACACCATACTGACCAGCAGTAACGCTAGTAACGTAATTAAGACGGTCAATATGTTTGTAATATTTGTCATATTTATAATAAAATCGTGAATACTTACTTGTTAAAGAACGCTTTAAAACTACAGCACCGTATTTCTTAACTCCCTCTATCCCATCTTTTTTATAAATATCAGAAAGTATTTGAGGGTTCATACTAAGAAAATACAACATCAATTCTTGTACAGCTTCGTTAATACGGTCTTCGTCATTAGTCAAACCGAAAGCCATTTTACGAAACTCTGACGTTAAGTCTGCTATTTCAGAATATATTTTATTCATTTGTAGGTTGTAATAAATCTAGTTTGCTTACGGTTTCTTGTAGCATTTGTTCCAAAACGACTTTGTAAGCTCTTAAAACAGCTGCATTTCTTTTAGTTTCTAAAGCTGCAAAGTAACCATTAGTCATAACTGCGGTGTTGATAGGTAAAATCATTATCCAGTCGTAAAAATTATTTTCTCGAACCCCTTCACCATAACCATTGTGGTAATCTACAATTGTAGACAAAACGTCAATATAAGCTTGATATTTTGCTTTAGTGCTTACTTCTTGTGCAAACTGTTTACACATTGTCAAATAAACGTCAACTGTTGCCTTGTGTTCGGCACTTGAATAAACAACCTTTTGCATATCCAATTATATAAAAAATATCTATATAATAGACTTGTCTTTTAGTAAGTTTTTAACAATTTCTTTGTAATAACCTATAAAGTCTATATATTCAACCCTAGTAATCTTTACTGATTGTCTAGCTTGAATTTCTAGCTTTTCGGCTGTACCTTTACCATACTTTGCGTCTAAATTAACAGCGAATCGGTATTGTTCACCATAACGAAAAACGTTGCAACCAGCACATTGTACTTGACAATTTTTAAGATCAAAACGAGTTGCCAAGAATTTTCGTGACTGAAAGTGACCGTTTTGAAGGTTTTTATAAAAATCTTTTTTATGACAGGTAAAACATTCTGCAATACCGTTTTCGTCAGAATTGATTAACCTAATATAAAGACTAAACCATTTGTCAAGTTCTTTTTTTAGCTTGCTAAGTGTTTTCATAACCTAACTTTTTACGCCATTCTTTTTGAAAAGTTCCTTTTCGCATATAATATTTTTCACCTCTATAAGCTGGTTCTTCTTCTTGTAATTTTGCTCTAGCTCTTTTTATACTAGGTGCTGGTGTAAATTTGCCTTTAGCATATAATTTTAAAAACTCGACAATCGGTGTTTGTTGCGTAACACCTTCAATATGGCTAAGTTCTTCAGCCCATATATTTGCACAAAGTCTATTGTCGTCATCTCTTAAATAAGAATATTTTTGCAACCAAAATTTTACTTTTTCTTTTGTTTTCATTCTCTAATTTTTCTAATTAAAAACATAATTACAGCCGTTATTAATACCCAACCTATCATTTTTTAGCAAACATCATTTTTGAAAAATTGTTTTGAACTTTAGGGTATTTTATATTATTAAAATATTTTTGAATATTATTCAGTACTTTGTAATAGTTTTTGTGCTTATCTCTTTTACTGTAAGTAAAATGAACTTCCATAGCTAAGTTTTGAATGTTTTGCATATTAGCTGCTTGCATAAAAACAAGTTCTTCACCTTCACAATCTATTTTCAATTTGTTAGGGTTGTATTCTTTTATGATAGTATTAATATCTACAGTTTTAACCTTTACAACTTCACGACCTCTTATCTTTAAAGTGCTATGACAATCAGAACACACACCACTGTTTAAATATAAATCAATTTCACCATCATAATTACTTACAGCTTTATTAAATAAAACAACATTGTTAATATTATTAAGTTTTAAATTTTCTAAAGCTAAATTGTAATTTTCTTTGTCGGGTTCAAAAGCTATAATTTTTTGACATTTTGTTGCAGCTGCTACAGCAAAAACACCAATATTACAACCAATATCAATAATAATATCGTTTTCTTTAATTTCTAAGTGCTTAAAATACCCTGTTTTAAATACTTCGTCACAAGTAAAAGCGTCAATTTTTTGTTTTCTTATTTTAAATTTAAAACCTTTAGTTTGTGCTAAAGCATATTGACTGTCAATATCTTTTATAATTTTAACGTTTTTGTATTTTTTATAATTCATTTTAAAAGTTTTGGCATATCTTGATAAAACAATACTTTCTTAGGGTCTTTGCCTAAAGTCTTTACTTCATAATAAGCGTTGTCAATAGTTTTTTTGTGTTCATAAACCCACTTGTAAAAAGTTCTAATATTCAAAAAAGGTTCGTCTTTACCAAAACGCACACCCTGTCTGAATGCATCTTGTACTTGGTTAAAAGTTAAATTGCCAAATCTTTTTTCTTTGATTAAGTCTTCAGCAAAGATTGTGCTTAGACTAGCCATTGTTTTACCATCTGTTTTATGACCTATTTCAATAGAAGTTTTCGCAACTAGATCATAAACTTTTTCTTTTAGTTTATCAATATTTTCTTGTTTTAGTGTTTTCATAAATATTCTTTACCTTTTAAGTATTCATTTAATTGACTGTCTATTTTAGACATAGTTTGTTTTTTGTTTTGCTTTCTTCGTTCCCAAGTTCTTACCGCAGCTTTCCAGTCTTTCATTTTATTTTTACCTATCATCCAGTTTTTACTTTCATAAAAATCATAAAAAGCAATATGGTCTACATTATTTTTACGGTCAGCACAATACAAGTCAATTTCAACTAAAGTCGGCTTTTTAAAGCTATTATTATTTATTATTATTTTTTTATTCTTATTAATAGTTGTTAACTTTGTTGACTTCAAGTTGTTAAGAAACTGCACAACTTGTTGTTCATTTATTTTAAAGTATAATTTAGCTGGTATACCTTTACGCTTAACTTCAATTATTTTGTGTTTTACAAGCGTTTTAAGACACTTTCTTTGTTGATATGGTGTAAGCGTAGTGTCTTGTTCTATATTGTTTTCTGTATTAAAAAACCAGCCGTTATTAATTTGACTGGTTTCAATAAAATACTCTTCTTTACTTATTAAGTCAGCTAGTAAAATTGTTTCTTTTAAACCAATAGACCGAGCTAGTTGTTTGTTGACAATTAAAAAAGAGCTTGAGCTTAGTAAGTTTTTCATATTATTTTAACGTTAAAGTGATAATTTGACATTGCTAAATTAATCTTTTTTAATTCATCCGAAAATTTAAAAAAAGATGTGTTTATTTGACAAACAGCTTCACCGCTTTTAACTTCAACAATTACATCTGAATTTTCACACTCTTTAACACCTTCTTTTAAAAGATGTGACTTCATAAGCTTACCATTTATAAAAATATCTTTTTCACCGTCAAAGTCTTTGTAAGCTTTATAAACAGCCGAAAAAGTATTTCTATAAAGACTGCAAGAACGATATAAAAAGTCGTGTCTGTTTTCATAGTGATATATCAAGCTTCTATCTCTATTTAAAACTTTACCTATTATAGTTCGATGTATGTCTTCTTCTGATCTAGCTAAATAAGCGGCAACCGAACGGGCTACTTGCAATGGTCTTTTACGACTTCTTAACGACAAAGAACCTTTAGGCATATTAAGAACGTTAGTTGTTAAGTCGCATATTGCTTTAAAATTTAGTTCTTCAGTCATTTTAAAAAGGTGTATCGTCAGAGGTCATAAACTCTGAATTGTTATCAGTTTGGTTTTCATTTTGATTTGCAAAAAACCAGCCGTCAATTTGATTGTAATACTTACCGTTATATTCTCTCGACCAAACATTGCAACTAATAGAAACCATATCACCTTCTTTTAGCTTGTTCATTTGCTTAATTTTTTCGTCACCAAAACATTTAATTGCAACTATATTGTTAAATTTTTGTTCAGTATCTACTAAAATTGTTTGACTTTCCCAGTTTTTGCCTGACTTAGATGTGCCAGCTTCAGCTTGTAATTTTTTAATTAATTTTCCGTTTACTTGCATTATTTCTTTTTCTTTTTATTAGACTTTGTTTTAATTTCTTTAAGGTTTTCAGAGTTTACAATATGTTCGTAACCTTCTTCGTCTTCGACCTTACATTTTTCAATTCCATTTTTTGACCATTTTTTAATCAAGATCAAATTACCTTCTAAATTTGGGTGTTTGTACTTTTTCATAATTATATAGTTTAGTTAAAAAAATAAGAATGTACAAAGGAAGTAGATAAGTTCACAAAGTATAACAGCTTAGTTATTAATTATTATCTTAACCTTTATACATTCTTTGTTAAATATTGTTGTATTCTTTAAAAGCTTTGACGATTGCTAGTTCTTCTTGAATAATAGGGTCTGTCGTTTGCTCTTTAATTAATTTATCAAGCGTTGTCTTTTGCTTTTTAGTTAGCTTGTAGTTTTTCATTTTTTCTTTTACTACGTTGACTTTTCCTTCTTTAATAAATACTATCATTGATTGATACTTGCTGTCGTCTAGTTTTTCTTTAGTCTTAGGCGTTTCTTGTTGTTTTTTAGCGTTTAAGACTTCGTCAGCACTTGCTATAGAAGTGTCAAGTCCGATACCTAAATTTGCTAAAGCACGACCCCACGCTGAAGTTTCGCAGTTTTCTATAAAAGATGTTTTGTTTATAAAAGAACTACCTAGCATTTCGTAAGCTGTACCAGTTGCTATTGCTCGACCTTCTTCGTTTAAGACAGTAGCTTTAATTACACATCTTTTTTCGCTTAGTTCTACAATTTCGCTTATTAAAGACCAGTGATCGTAAGCTTCTCTGAAGTATTTAATTCGTTCGTTTACTTCTACATATTCTTTACCGTGAATGTTTATTGTTTTCATAATGTTTTTTTTGTTAATATCTGCGTTAAAAATACAAAAATTTATTTTTCTTCAATGTATTTTATTAAATTTTGTTTTATATATTCTATTTGATCGTTGTTGATTGTATTTAAAAAATCGTAAGTGTCAAACCAAATAGTGAACTCTTTACCATATTCATCAGTTCCACCAAGAGCAAGTTCTCCTTCGTGTTCGTGAAACGTGTGTATATTGTTCATTCTTTTGTGAATATGTTCTTCTTCTTCTTCTTCTTCTTCTTCTTGTGTTTCTAAGTCAACTAGAGTTGATTCAGGTACGTCAAAAATGCTTTGTTCATTTTGATTTTCTTCAGTTGTTTTTGTGATTTCTTTTTCTGATTCGTTTTCTAAGTGTATAGGTGTCATATCGTTGTTATTAATGCTTTGTTATTACTCATTTTATTATATATTTCTTTATATTCTTTTAGTTTCTTTTTTACAATCTTGTTGTGCTTAATAGCTTCTTCTTCACCAAACCTTCTTGTGGTTCGTTCGTACCACTCTGACCCCTTCGGCTCAACTTTAAAGTCAAACCCTTCGTTTAAATTAAGCTCTGTTAGTTTTATATAATCGTCTAAAGCTTTGTTTATTTGTTCTTGCGTACCAAAGATTCTAATACTTGGTTCAACTTTAGACAAGTCTGTAAACCAGCCGTCAGGTGAAAGTTTTTCAATTGTCTTATAAACTTCGTTATTATAAAAATAAAAGTCTTGTGCTAGTAATTTCATAATTAGTAGTTTAATTGTATGTGAAGCAACATAGAGCAAATAGTAGCTGCAATTAATACACTTGTTATTAGCCAAACAGGTATCTTATTTAAGTAGTTAATTTCTTCAATATAATAATCATCTATCATATTACGTTTGCCATACTTATTCCAATTTGACATTTGAGTTTTGCTGTAAGAAAAGAATATATCTTTTTCTTCTTGATTCATAATTTGCGTGTTACCGCTAATCTTGTTTGTGATTTTGTAATTTGTTTTCATTTTTGTTTTACTAAAATTAATCATTTGTTTTAACACTACAAAGATAGTTAAAAAAACGATATAAACAAGTTTATTCACAAAAAATATTAAAAAAAATGCTTTTATATCTAGTAAATTTTTTTAAAAAAACTTATAAATTAAGCAAAAGAATGGTAAAAATGATTAAAAAATACAATATAAATAGACGTATATTTGTTTGTTTTTCGGTCATTATAGCGGCATTAATAGATTAATCGGCAGTGTGCCGTTGTTTAGAATTACCGAACAACCGATTGCTTGTTTCTTGTAGTTTCTAGCGTATGCAGCTGCGTATGTCGAACTATCCACGCCACATCCGACTTGCATTGCAAAAATACGATATCTCTTTCCCACAAACCACTTGCAGTAAGCTTCGGTATGTGTATGACCGCAAACGCTTGACATTAAGTTGTTCTTTGCTTTTGTTTGTGCTTGACCGCCTTCTCCGTGTTCGTAAAGCACGTCATCGTAAACTACTGACTCAACCCAGTTCCAGTTTGGCGTGTTTAATACTTCGTTGTATGATCTTATCCAAGCTTTAGGAATACCACCTGTAAAACTCTTTCTAGCAGCAAGGCGGTCGTGATTACCGATACAAACGTCTGCGTCAGGGAAGGCGTTGTACCAGTGTGATACTTTTTCGATACTTTTTTCTAGTTCTAAGCCAGCTGACATACCATCGGGGTCGGCTTCGTGGTAGCTGAAGGCGTGGTTATCCAAAATATCCCCTATGAATATAACGTGATTAATATTGAACGCTTCGTATTGTTCTAAACAGAACTCCAAGTACCCTTCTAAGTCAAATGGACAATGCAAATCCCCGACAACTAGAATGTTTCTAGTGTCGGTTTCTCGCATTTTTTTTAGTGCCACAATTTCGTGTGGTTTTAGTCGGTATCTATTATTTCTTTTTAGCATCCGCAAATCCCTGTCCTAGCACTAAAGCTCCAATAGACATTAGTATGTTATTTACTTCGTCAGAATTTAACCCGAAAGTGTCTGATAATAAAGTAGTTAACACACCTATTACGGTATACCAAAATTTCTTGGATTTCAACATTTGTCCTACTAAATACTTGTTTAAAAAGTCAGTCATAATTATTTATTTTTGATTATTAAATTGATATTCTTTATTGCGTGTCCGCAATTTATTAATTCTTTCATAAGTAAATCCATTGCCAAAGTTGAATTGTGAACAAAGTCTTGTTGATTAGCAAAACCGACAAGAACACAACCCCTACTATCTTTTGCGGTGTTACCCCTATGAAACAAGATATAATCTCTATTAGGCACGTCTTTTATTAGTAGATGTAAATAATCTCGTGTTGCCGATTCTCTAGGGTATCTAAAACGAACTTTATATTCACCAGCTGGAATACAAGAAACACTTCTTTTATTATCACGCCACGGCAACTCTAAGGTGTCGCATATTCGTTCACCATTAATAAATAGTTCACCCATAACAGACTTGTCGGTGAACGTATCTCTAATAAGTAAAAGATTAACGCCCTTGTCCTCTGTAAGCTTGTTTAAAGCCACTTTGTCCTTTACTTGCGTTTTTTGAGTGTACACCCTTGCGTTTCTTTTTTGACGGCTTATAAGCCCTCGTAATAGCTTTTTTAGCCATTTATATAGTTTTATCAAACTTGCAGTTTTTATTACACCAATTTAAACAGATTGTTTTTCCTGTTATTATGTTTATTATTTTACAAATTATTGTTTTCATATTTTATAAATTTATAAATTGTAAATCCTATTGCTAAAACTAAGGATACAAAAGTTAATATTTCGTTACAATCAGTTAAGCTAAAACCGATTGCTGAACCATTAGCTAGCCCTACTTGTATTGTGTCTTTTAGATCGTTCATTTTTATTTGTATTTGGCTTCTTATCCAAGTAGGATTTAAGCTTAGTTATATTTTTCTTTTTTGGTTTGTAACGTTTATTCATTAAGTTAAGTCAGGTGTTAAAAAATTTCTTAAAGTAATTCTAGTGCCTTGTTGTCTTGGTCTTTCAAGGTTCATCCCGTTGTAATATGCGTTGGAGTCAGGAGAAATATCCGCACCGCTATTCGTTGAATATTCAGGAAAACTTGACGTGTTGTTTTTTACATACTCTATCATCCTTTCAGTGTAATATTCAGCTGTATTCCTGACTTCTTCCCTAAGATGTTGGCTTTCTTCAATTGTCAAAGGTGTACCAGTTTCAGAGGTTTTGGAATAAAGATTCCCGTTCTCGATTTTAAAACGCAAAAATGGAATTGAGTGGTAAAAAGCCCAGTTCGGAAGCATATCCGAAATATAATCGTCAACAAGTGTTTTATAAGCACCAGCTAAAGTACCAGCTGCAATATCATTTTTTAATTTGTTGTTCAGCTCCGTTCCTAGTTTTGGTTCTACATAAAGCTTTTGTGCTTGACGTACATAAGGTAAAAGCAAATTGACATCCACGTTAAGGTTTATGGCAGTAGATTCCTTCAATTTTAGCTCTGAAATATATAAGATATAATTTGACATAATTTTTTAGTTTGAAGGGTAATACCCTTTGTTCTTCATTCTTTGTGGTGGTATTGCCACCAGCTTGTCGTTTCTTTTAATCGTAAAACCTTCAGACAACGCTTTTGTGTAAGATATTACTTCGGCGTCTACAATAGGTTTCTTTGCGTTTCTTAAAGATGTCTTGTAAATTCTACGCATCCAAAAATGTCTGCATTGCGGTCCCCCTTTAAAAAGAAACAAATTATACGTTCCTTTTTCACCATCTAAGTAAGCGTATTCTTTGTGACCAAAGCCAGGATTTAAGTCTTGACTATTAGCGTTGACAATATCTTCTTTTCTATAGACTTTGTTAGCACCTACCATAAGTTCGCAAAATTCTCGTGATGTGCCTGACTTATTAGTTAAAAAATTGTCTGTAGTGTAAACGTAACGCACTTTATAATAATCGTTAAAACTTTTATTTACGCCATCTTGTTCACTTCTAGCGTTTGGTCTAGCTGTTATTGACTTAGCGTCGTTTAACTCTATTTTTTCGTTAGTTATTTTATTAAGTTCTTTTTCAAAATTAAAGTCTTGATGTTCACCGTCAACAATTTCTTCTTCTAATAATTCCCAGTCGTCAGAAACTTCTTCACCATATTCTTGAATAAATTTATGAAGCTT